ACCCTAGCATCTGCAATAGATCCTGTTAACTTAGCAGCATCCATTGTGTCAATCTTGGCATTTGTTACACTAGCATCTACAAGGCTTCTTGTTTCTACTGCATCATCTGCCATCTTACCAGCAACCACAGAACCTTGTGCTAGCATTGCAGTTTCTACACCCAAATCCTTAATACTAATGTTGTTAGCACCGTCTATCTCAATAGATGCATTATCTACACGTACATCCACAGAGCCATCAGACTCACCATTCGTACCTACACCGTTGTTTATTGAGATTGCACCGCCTGCAACACTAGCTAGATCTGCATCCAATTTCTCTAGAGCATCACCAATATCAGTCGGGTTTGTAATACGTGCCCAGCTATAAGCTTCTAATGGAATAGAGCCAGCATGTACTTGATCTGCACCCACACCGTAGTCAATCATGCCATCTTTTATCTGATCTGCACCTACGCTATATTCACCTGAAGTACTGTTGTAGGTAAGGCCAGCAGCTGCACTGAACATGGATCTAATTGTATCCACATTAAGATCAACCTGCATGCGTGTCATATCAGCAGAAGTACCAGCAGTACCGCCGTTGTGTATAAAACTACGTTTAGTCTGATCAGTAGCACCTACCATGATTAGGATATCACCTTCCTCTAATCCAGCAAACTCAGCTGCATTATTGGTGATATAATCTTCTAAGTCTGTAGCGTCTGTGTTTACAGTTACACTTGTCAAAAGCAAAGAAGATACAGATATTTCATTACCTGAAATGCTTAGAAGTGACTGACTGCCAGCAGCTACAGTTAGGTTATTTGACTCTGATTCAATCTCTAGAGCCTGTAAAGCTTCCTTAATTGTGCTACCATTTGCAATCGTAGATCCACTGAAGCTACCAAGATCACTTGCGTTTTCAGCTACACCAGTCAAACCTATTAGATCATCTACATTAGCATCAATCTCATCTACGTAGCTTTTAATAGCTGCTGAAGATGCTAGCTTACCAGCTGTGCCTGCTAGTGTTTCTTCCACTTCAGCTGCAAGGCCAGAAGTAGTGTTAAGGTATGGTGTAGTACCTGAAACGCCAGAATAATCTATGAAAGAACTAGAGCCATCTGGAATCTTAGTACCATCACTGTAGGTATCACATGCAGTAGTAATCAGATCAAAAGCGCCAGTACTTGCCATTGTAAAAGCAGCGTTGTCAGCAGGCTCTACAGAAAAGTCAGCTGCTGAAGATAACAACCATAAAGACCAGTAGCCATTATCATCATCAAAACCTAATATCTTGCGCTTCGTGCTATCTATATAAAAGTATTCATTCCAATCTGCATCACCACTGTAGCTAACAGCCGCAAGTGATTCAGCTGGAACACGTACAGCAGTATCATCTACGTAAACTTCTTTAGCAGATCCGATAAGCTCTCTGTGCACTGAAGATGCAGTAAATGAGCTGCCTGCGCTTAAGTAGCCAGCTTGTGATCCGTAGCTGTCCAATTGATTAATGAATGAAGTAGCACCACTAGCATTGTCTAAGTCCACTACAACAAATTCACTATCAGTAGCACACCATGCTAAGAATACTTTATCGGTAGTATTCCAGTAGTAGTAGTGAAAGTGACCTCCACTAGATCCTACTGCCCATGTGTAGTTATCGCCAGAGCGTACCAAGTAACCTGTGTACTTAAGCACAGACACCTGACCATCTAGATTGTCATTAGCACAGTCTAGAGTAATTTTCTGCATCGCCTCTGGTGCAGCATTGTAGTGTAGTGTTTGCCCAGACTGACCAAATCTAGCTTTAAGCTTAACGCCAGAAGCGTTTTTAGCTATTTCATAATCAGTGTTAAAGAAAGATGAAAGGCCAGATACAGTTAATTCATCAGAAGAATTTCCAGCCTGTGAAAGGATAACATTTAATAAAGAACCGTCCACTTGAACAGTCCCAGATGATGTTAATGATTGATGTTTAGTTGCAAGTCCTGAAGTATACTGATCAAATTCAATAACTTCACCCGATTGCGTAGCTGCACTGATATTCTTAATAAGTGCATCATCCATGTCAAAATCGACTAAAATCTTTTTAGATCCCATGCCCTACATCTCCAAATATAGTTATAATGTTATAGTACATTATATCACATGCAGTTCGCTTTGGATTTGAATGTTGGAAATGATTTTTAAACGGTTCTTAGTAATGTGCACAATTTTAGGCTCTAGCTCAGTGCCATCCTGAGCTAACATTTTAACAAATGGGTGCCTAGAAAGGCCGTGGGTGATGGTCATAAAATAATCATCAGTTATGGGATTATACTGCCAAGATATTTCTTGATTAAATTTTGATCCAAATACCGTTGCAGTAAATGATGCACGTTCGTCAGCATTGTATGTGGTAACAAACACCCAGTCACCAGCCACATCTATGTCACCTTCTAACTGGAAGTCCTTTGCTGATACAAGCTGCTGATTTCTCTCAATTTGGTAAGTATCTGACCTGTCCACAGCGTATATGTTAACAGATCTTTTGTTGTTTACATCATTGGTAATAACAAGTGATAGATCACCTTTCAGATCCAGATCACCAGTCAAAAAGAAGTCATTTGCAGTGATTATCTCCTGATCTTCCAGCGCTTCGTATGTCGTAGCATCTAGAACTTCATATATATTATGCTTTCCACCTTCAGAATCTACGCTAGGTGCTGGCCTTGGATCTATTAATGCCATTATGATAGTTCCTCTACATTTACAACGGCGCTGGCTGCTTCAGATTTACCAAATATTACTACATTATCCTTTAAATCATAGCTTCTTTCAGCATCTTTCTTAACAAGCATGCCTACAAATCCAGCCTGTGTATTATCGTAGTTTATCTTAATACTGCCGCCGCTGGTATTCTGTATGGATATAGCACGCCGCCCTGTAAGTGAGGATGCAGGTAGTGCTGTCCAAGTAGTGTTATTAAGAGATACTTCAGTGACACGCCCTGAAAACTTTGCAGAAAAGTCTGAATCAACTAAAAGCCTAGTATTTTTAATACGCTGCGCCTCTACAAGCCCTGTATCTATATCAATACCTGAAGATATTGTAGTCTTATCAGCAGATGGATTAAACACGTGACCTTCTAAGAACTGTGCTGTAGCAGCTACATCTATATCACCCAGATCTACATCCACAGCAAACTGATCTATAACAGTTGCAAGCACACCTACTTCCACTGTGCCTGTAGCTACAATCTCACATATTACCCTATCATGGATGTTGAGTAGTGTTATTGGCACGGCAGATCCAGTGAAGGCTGCCAGTTCTATTGATCCAATGTTGGTACGTTCATTCAGATCCTGACCAGTTGTGTACTGATAGAAGTTAACTGTAGCACTACCAGCGCCTGTTCTAAAAAACCCATGGGCTAATATAGCATTACCCTGTGGCATAAGCTGTACAGAGAATGTTTCGTCTTGGAATGTAGATCTAGTTACAGTTTGGGTTTGATATCGTGTCAGTGTAAGAATGTCCATAATGTCTCCAAAAAAAAATAGGGGGCGCTAGCCCCCTACCTGATCTAAAATAAACTTTTAGATTATGCTAATAGATTGATACCAGCTACTACTGATCTTTCAGCAGATGTTGAGCCATCAGCGTAAGTTTCACCAGCTTGCTTGTGACCTGTGAAAGCTTGTCTAGTATAAGATACTAGTTGCCATCTATCAAATTCTGCACGTGGGTCTTGCGCTACACGTACTCTGATAGGTCTTCTCATACCCATCATGAAGCGATCAATGTTAACAAGCATTGGTGCTGCCATTGTAGATGTTGTTGCATCGAATACGCCAGATTCGTTTAGATCTTCACGTGCCCACTCAGAAACACAAACAGAAATACCGTTATAAGCACCAAGTGCGCCACTAAGTACTGTTGCGTTAGATCCGAATTTGTCTAGAGTCTCAACGATTTCTAGTGCTTGCATTTGAGCGTATACGCTAGAACCAACGATCCAAGCTAGTTTAGATGGATTTACACCATACTTGCCCATTGCTTTTCTCATTGCGTTTAAGCCAGCTTTTGTAACACCAGCGCCAGAAAAATCTACAGTAGATGAAGCTGCAAGTGCAGTCTTTCTTAGACCTTTCCAAGCCTTGTCAAAGTTAGCACCAGCTACATCACTATCCATGTGAGTTGCTGTCACGTCACCATTTAAGATTGCAGATTCGATTGCTCTAGTAACAGAGTCTACAACTTCTTGACGTGCTAACTGAAGGATTGCAGGTGCAGAATCTTCATTCAATTCTTCTGGTAATATGTAGTAAGTCGATGCTTTTTTAGCGTCAAACTCTAATTTTTCTGTACCGAATTGGCTAGCAGTGTTCTCAATACCTTCACCTACTAATAGTGCTTTATTAGAAGATGTTTGCACTGGAAGTTGGAATGGTGAAGATGCCATAGGGATTTGCTTGAAATACTTAGCAAGTTTTTGCTCTAGGTGAAATTCTTCAATATAAGATTGAGAAATTAGAGTAGGTACCCACTCATCACCAGCGCCAGTAGTTTCAGAACCGAATGGCTTTACGCGTCCAGCTAGATCTACAGTCTTAGCGTAGTTGCCGCCAAGCATATCAACCTTTGCAGATCTGTGCTCACCATCTAATGGCTGGCCGTCAAAGATTTGAGCTGCAAATCTTGCACAGTCGATATCACTTTTAAGTGCAAGTGCTGCGCTTTTCATTGCAGGATCTACGTGTGCAAATTTTGGTGCTGCAATGTTAGTCTCAATAAGACCTTTAACATTGGTTACACCAAATGAATTAAGTAATCTTTTTTCATCACTAGTTCTATTCATTCCAGAAGTCTCCTTTGTATTATGCTTCTTTGTAACTTCACCGCCAACAAAAGAAGCGGCCTTACTTTTTTCTGAGCTATCTAGCTTGCTTTTAATAGCAGTCTCTACAGCATCTAACTTATCTTTGACAGATTTCATTATTATACCCTATATAATATTAATTCCAAAGCTTTTGTCAATTATACACAATCTTTCAGTAGATCTTCTAAATCTATGCCCAGATCTTTACACTTTTCACCATACTTAGCTCTGAGATCTTCCACACCTTTTTTCATTTGTGTTTCTTCATCTTCTTCTTCTTCTTTGTATGTTGAGCCTTTTTCATCTTCATCTTCACATCTGTATGCTTTTTCTTCTTCTTCTTCTTCCATGTGCTCTTTTTGATCGTCTTTCATCTCACCAGTCATCATGGATTCTTTGGCTTCCATTTCTTCAGCGTCGCCAGCATCTTTTTCTTCATACTTTTCTTCAGAGTCTTCTTTGTATGCAGATCCTTTTTCTTCTTCATCTTTATACTCAGATCCTTTTTCTTCCTCTGGGTCTACTTCTTTGTAGTCAGCTTTTTCTGGTGTTGCCTGACCTTCTAAGATTTGTGCCAGTCCGTCTAGCTTAGTAGCTACTGTGCCCATGATTGCTACGAGGCTATCAAGTCTTTCAATCATTGGATTTTCATGCACAGCTGGATCTATGGCCTTTTTCTTTTCTTCCTCTGGCACTGGCTCTGGGCTTTTCTCTAGATCTTCAGCGTCAGCATTTGCTACAGCTTCTGCATCCACGTTTAGCACCTGTTCTGCTGCTTCCCTAAACTGATCTGGAATTGGTGTAATGTTTCCAGCTAATATCTCAGCAATATCACCTTGCTCAATACCAGAAAGCTGTGAAAGCTTTTCTATAAGTTCTGATTTGTCCGATCCCTTTTTGACCACAACATCCATAGCCTTATTTATAAGTGCTGCTGATCTTGCGCCTTTCTCGTTTAATGCCATTTCCCTTGCTTCCCCCAGTGATTTAATGCCTGACAGGGAAAAAAGTGAATCCTGCTGGCATGGAATTGTAACAATAGAAAGCTCTTGAAGTTCCCAATCTTTAATAAGTTTGCCACCTTCATTTAGTGGATCATCCACAAAGCTTTGTTTATAATCGTCAATATCATATCTTATACTAAATGCTTTTAAAACACCTTCCAGAACTAAATCACGTATGTAGGATACTTTGGTGTTGTTTGATCCAGATATACGTGCCTTTACATATAATCCATCTTTTCTTGGCTCTAAATCTATTACCTTACCTACTGGTGTATCCATGCAGTGATTAAATAACAAGATAGGGTTTTTTTTGAAGTTCTCTAGCCTGACAGTGTTAACATCCATACGCTCTTTAACTCTGTCCATTGCGTTATAGTTTGCATATCCCTCTATAACTACACCTTTTTTAGCATCTACTTCTGCACTTTTTATATTTACAAATGTATTAAGCTTCTTATTCATCTACTTCAAAATCCTCATCTTTTGGTATCATTAATACTGTACATCTACAGTTTATAGTATTTGCTGCCGATCCTCTAGGATCTCGTGGATATAGAAGTGATTCACCGCCTACATCGAAGAACTCACCATCATCTACAGTCATACCGTCCACAGCTCTATGGGCATCCCTCACACGTTCATCCCTTGCTGTAATCCATACTTTCTTAAACTCTATGCCTTCATCTCTAGCAGAATCTAGCACAACTTCCTGACCTACAGTAATAGCACTAAGTGTCTCTGTCCTAGCAACGGTGTTAGCTCTCCACACAGAATTCTTCTTAAAGTAATCTTTTATGAGATCTTCCACCTCATTAATACCTAAGCCCTGCTGTATGCCATCTTCTATTCTATCCATCACGTTATTTAGTGATGTTTGTCTGATAGATTGGAAGCTCTCTAGCCCTCTGGCTTCCAGAAGCCTATATCTTGTGCTGTCCCCAGTTTCCATTAGTGCAGTGACAGCCTCATCATCACCCCTGTTTTCTAGGAACATAAGTTCCAGCTGCTGCTTAGATCCTAGCTTGGCTACAGATTCAAGCTGCTCTAGATATCCATTCATGTACTGATCTTCCATCTCAGCATACATGCCAGATAGGGTGCTAGAATATTTATCCGTATCAAGCTCTACATCTTTTTGCTTAGCCATCTTCTTTAGAAGCTGCACCGCCTCTATGTTCTGCTTTATAAAAACATCCAGAGCTGCCTTTTTTCTGTCAGGTTCTTTTGTGTCAGCTAGCTCTAGTGTTTCTTTTTCTTCTTTATCTACGTTTTCTTGTTCTTCTGACTTGGTTTTGGCTTTTTTTTTTGCGCTTTTGCTTGGCTCAAACTGCTCTAGCAAGCTGAAGCTATCTTGCCTAATAGATGCTACGGTGTCACCACCCTCTACTGGCTCAAGATCCCAAATCTTCTGTCTTATCTCGTTTAGTGTCCAGATGGATAGAAGTTTGTTAGATGTATCTGCTTTTTTGTCCACATCTTCCTGAAGCTCTGGTACGTTTTCAAAATCAAATAATACCACTTTATCATCACCCAGTGCCTTGTGGAAAAGGTCTGTGAACTTACTAGATAGAGCAGTAGCAGTGTCTGTGATTGTTGTCTGCCAGAAGTACTTCAGTGTAGATTTTGTTTCTTCAGATCCTAGAGATCCTGCCTGCTGCCTTCCCACAACGTGCTTTGGCACCTTAAGAGTAGCTAGGATTCTATCTGTGTTTTGTTCCACTAGATCTATGAAGTTCTGGTCAGCTATTTTGTTTTCAATAGTCTTAGCAGATACACCCTTAGGAAGCACCATTGTGCGCCTTTGGTTTCTGCGTCCTATGTATTGTTGCTCAAAAGATGCGGCCAATCTTTTTAATGATTTGTTATCGGCACTTTTATCCAGTTCAAGCAGCATCTGTGGAGTAGCACCCTTAAGATAGAAGTTGTTAATGTACTCCTGAGAATACCTATTAAACAGTACAGATCTTTTTGCAGGTGCAAATGGTGACAGCCCGTACAATGCAGAAGATGGATTAGGGCGCTTCACGTGTGCCATATCCTTAAGATTAACTTCAAATTGTATCACAGGTATTCCACTGTCATTGTCTGTAGCTATATAGTATCCATCTGGTGTGTTGTCGGAACCCCATCTATATAAGACTTGCTCAGCAGGGATATGATATAAAGATCCAGCATCTCCACGCCATGCAAATGAGTTGCCAGCTAAACAGTAATCTGCTGCCATTGAGTATATGAATTCTGATGGTGTTTGCCACTCGTTAGGGTTTGAAAGAACAGCATTTACTGGATGATCCATATCCTTTTCCAGTACTACTTCACCATTAACTACAGACTTGGTATAAACACACATAGGTAGTGTGGATATTGGATGTGCTATTGCATCTACTGCTAAGAATACCCAATCTTCGCTCTGAAATAGGCTTTTTATGGTCAAAATATCCATGTAGGCTCTGTTTTCAGAACCCCAAAAAGCACCTGTAGGCTCTCCCAACGTGCCGCCAGCACCATCACCTAAGTACTTGATATCACCTAATTCTTCTTTTTTCTTACTTGGATAGTGCCGTTTTCCTGTACCTGCCATCTTTTAAATCCTCTTTAGTCAGCTTCTGTATGACCACATCTGGGTCAACGTCTAAAATTATCTTAGCACTTTTAGCAGAATCTAATATAAGAACTGCATCACCAATCTTTATTGCCTCGTGCTTTTTTAGTATCGTCACATAAGCCATATTATCGCCTAAAAATATTCGTCCTCATCAGCTTCCATTTCTTCTATGAGCTGATTTAGGTAATCGGTTTCTTCTTTTTCCAAAGATTCTTCCCTTGCAATGTCTTCCACTACTTTAACAGAAAAATCATTATCTAGCATCTCACAAGCTGCTGAGTATGCAAGTATCATAGCCATTATTATGTCATCATGTCCAGCGCCTGCCTGATATTTAGGCAAGCCAAGGCTTGTGGTGCTTACATCGAAGTTATCATGCTCCTTTAGAAGCTCATCCCAGTTAGGTAGGTGTATTTCTGTACCCTCTATAGCTACCATGTAGTTTTCTACCATGTTGCCCTTGCTAGAGTTTGAAAATACAATCGGTTCAATATGGAAGGGAAGTGGTGACAGAAGCTCATCAATTACATCACCAACACCAGTTCTATCATGCCTGATGGTTGCAACTTCCTTAAATTGGCTACAGAACTGATAAGCCATAGCTACACACTTCTTATAGCTGATGCCTGTAGCTCTCTGGAATCCTACAACCTTTGGAATGTCTGTGGTCACGTCTATTGCAATAGCACAGTAGTAATCCACACGTTTAGCCCAGTCAATTCCAACAACAACGGTGCGCTGCTCTGGGTTATCATCTACCCATGCTTGCGTTTTTTTGTCTGGGTCTATGTCTATGGGATCTCCTACGACACAATCTCTGTGACCTACAAACACACTACCATCATCCAGAAACTCAGCAAGATACAGCTGCCTGAAGTGCCTATCAGATAAATACTTCTTAGCCCTTGCAATGGATTCCCTTGGCACAAATGGATTATCAATAGTTCTAGCTTGCAGTGCAAACATTTCTAGAGGCTTGCCATGCTTTGCCGCCCACCGCATGTGCTCCTGACATTCCATGAAGATCTCATAGTACCAGTTCTTTCCTCTGGGTGTTCCATATAAGCAGTTCCATCCAGCAGTTTGGGTAGTGGTAGATACAGCAGAATCAAATACCTGCTTTTTTAGCTTTGCAGCCTCATCAAAGCAGTTACCATGTATACGTGCACCTTCTATAGTTGTTTCTGGATTATCACCATGCACAGTCTCAATTATAGAGTTATTATGTGCCCACCGCATCTGGCCTCTATATTCTGATCTTTCTGGTGTGAAGTCAGCCCACTGGTGGTTAATTTTTTCGTATTGTTCCATGCTCATATCAGCAGATTGTGGGAAGTTTTCTGGTAACAATCTATTTAAGTATTGATATGTTAATTTGGTAAGTGCTGTTGTTGGTGCTATCGTTCTATACATAGCATCCAAACCTTGCTTAGACTCCCATGATTTGGTGATAAGCCTAGATGTGCCACCAAGTGTCTTTCCAACCTTAGTAGCGCAAGGAAACACCATCAGCTTGATATCAGAGTTGATAAGCATCTTCTGCCATTCGTGATATCCAGATGGTAGTGAAAAGCTCATAGGCTTCATCTGTTTTTTGCGTGCCTTCTTTCTAATAAGTGAAGGAAGCATATCATCAGTTATTATCATGGAACTTCACTTCATGTGTGGTCTTACCAGATTCATCCACTTTCACTTCAAACACAAGCGGCTTTTCTGTGCTAGAATCTTGGCTTGTTTGTTCCATCATCAGAGTAAGTGCATCTTCTTGAATTAATTTAGATGCATTGGATATAACAAACTTTGCAGCCTCGTATTTTATTTTGGAGATGTTGGATGCTTCTATGTCGTAGCTTCCAGAGATCAGATGCCTGACATATTCCATGGCTTCCACTGCCATATCTCTGGCTGTTTGTCTTAGAATGGCACGTGAGTTAGAAGCGTCTTTATTAGCATCATTTACCTTATCGTCATAATGCTTTCTAATCACATCTAGATCAATATCCAGATCTAATTCGCTTTTGATTTTGCTTGGTGAGTAGCCTTTGGCTATGTAGTCTGATATCTGCTTTAGTAGCTTATCTGCACTTTGTACTGTCATAAAAACCTTTTAAAACAGGGTGGGTTTCTGCCCACCCATAACATAGATCTGCTTATTTTAGCTTATCTAGCACGTATTGTACTAGCTCCAAACCTTCAGCAAAATCTAGATCTTTCACTTCTTTTTCCATATCTTTTAAGCCTGAAAAAGCCTTCACTAAATCTTCTTTAAACTCATCATCTTGCAGGAACTTAGAAACAAATGCCGCTCCGTCTTGCCAATCTAAGCCATCGGCTGCTGCTTCCTTTGCAAAGATGTAGAATGTGAATAAACCGTCCAGCAATTCTTTAAGCTCTTTTGTGCCTTTTTCTTCCATGGTGCCTCCTGATTAAATGTTGTGACACAATTGTAACACAAATAAAACAGAATATAAAAAAACCCCTTTGGCGTTTTAATTCCAAAAGGGTGATACTAGATTAAGCTTGATATTTTATTGACCTGATCTATCTAGTTTCAGGGTTACTACCCCCCAGTCTGCTCACTCGTTTCACTGTTAAGTGATAAGATTTTTTGCACCATGTAAAGCTGTCCGAAGGCTTCACACTTGCTTAGAATTCGGTTCCCTAAGCTGTCTGTGTTATAGCATACAGGCCGTGTTATGCAAGATAAAAAAAAAGAACTGTGCAGTACAATTCTTTTCTCAAAGGCTTTTATGATTATGTTTCCAGAGAGATTCATGGATAGCATCAGCTAACAGCAGGCCATATCTTTCAGACCACTTGTGATGGTCTTTAATATCTCCACTTCCCATGAAGTAGCCTTCTGTTAAGACAGCTTTTGTGCATCCATGTATGCCACGTAGAATAGCTATATTCCCCAGCTTAGCACCACGGTTCTTAATTTGCAAACCTGTTGCAATTTTCCGAGAAAAGCCAGCCGCCATGTCACGGTTCTTTTTGTCGTAGTAGAAAACTTCAGAGCCATTAACTTCAGGATTCCAGAAATTATTGTGGTGGATACTTACCACCAAGTCAGAAAAGCACAACTTGCTTCCAGATGCTTCTAATCCGTAGGGTCTTTTCTGTAACAAAAAAACATGGTACAGCCCTTTTTCTTCCAGTGCCTTTTTGGCTGCATTAGCCGCAATCAGATTTAATTCGTGTTCTTTGACTAACCTGCCATTATGCTCTACCACCGCACCAGAATCCCCAAATCCATGTCCAACGTCCAGCACAACCGTGATTAAAATAGCCCCTAGAAAGCCCATAACACCCCCTGCAATCCACGTTCTTGTCATTCGGCACCGTGTGTATTGATTATAGCACAGAATTGATTCTAGCCCTATTTTTAGCATCCATGTGTTGTATTGTTTCGGCAGAACTTTTTTAGTATCTTTTTCCCTGCATCATTCTTCTTTAATTACAGCACCTTAACAAAATAGCAACCACCAAATTATCGTCATCAAAAAATTAGTTACCCCGATTTTTTTCAATCATTTCATCACCTTCCTTCTTTTATTCTTATTATAGTAACTAAATATAAATATATATATAAATAGAAAGAAAGAAAGAAAGAAAAGAAAGAAAGAAAGAGAGAGAGAGAGAGAGAGACGTATTCTCAAAAGTTACTAAAAAAGTCACTTTACCCCTAAACCAATGAAACATATAGCAAATGCAGAAATGACACCCCGTAACACACCCCTTTTTTAGGTCACCTTTTGTTACCCTTTCATATGTCAAAACGGCCAAAAAACCCCCATTTGTATACATTTTTGTACACTGCCTAATTTTTATACAGGCCATACTGGCTCGAATTCCGTAACATTATAATACAGTGGCATGTA